TTCAACAACTACTTTGCTATGTTTAGATCAGAAGGCTGGAAACAGTTAATCTCTGACCTACAAAGTAATGTTGGACAGATCAACTCAGTAGAAATGACTACGGATAATGATAACCTGAACTTTCGTAAGGGTCAATTAGCTATCCTAGCAACCATACTGAATCTTGAAACACAGATTGAAAACTCGCACTCTGAAGCAGAAACAGAAGAATCTGTCGATGAGGCTGTTTGATTTTAGATGTCCTTGCGGCAAACTGTTTGAAGATTTAGTTAAGTCTGATGTCACAACTTCTAGGTGCAGTTGTGGCAAGGACGCTAAACGTGTTATCTCCCCAGTGAGATCTAACCTCGAAGGTATCAGTGGAGACTTCCCTGATGCACATGACAGGTGGGTCAAGCGCCGGGAGCAGCACATGGCACATGAGCGAAGGCAAACCTCTTAGAGAACCTTCATACTAAACATCTCCACAATACTAAGGTACGGAGTTAATAATGGCTGATATTATTGAACCTGAGCGTCAGGATAACCAAGAGAACGAACAACAACTGGATTTACTTGCACAAGTAGAGGAACAACAGGAGACTCCTGCACCACAGGAACCTGACATCCCTGACAAGTACAAAGGTAAGTCTGCTGAAGAACTTGTACAGATGCACCAAGAAGCTGAGAAGCTATTGGGCCGACAGAGTTCTGAAGTAGGTGAACTGCGTAAGGTTGTTGATACGTATATCCAGACACAACTCACTCAAGATACGCAACAAGCACCACAAGAAGTCGAAGAAGTAGATTGGTTTACAGACCCTGATAAGGCTGTAGATAGGGCTATTCAGAACCATCCTAAGATTAAGGAAGCTGAAGAAGTCACAAAGCAGTATAAGGCAAGCACTGCGCTATCAGAGCTACAACGTAAGCACCCTGATATGCAACAGATCTTGCAAGATGCTAACTTTGCTGAATGGATTAAAGCCTCCAATGTTAGGACTAAGCTGTTTGTAGCAGCAGACCAGCAGTACGATAGTGAAGCCGCTGATGAGCTATTTAGCTTATGGAAAGAGCGACAAAGTATTGTACAGCAGACTGCCGCTGTAGAGGAACAATCCCGTAAGCAAGCAGTTAAGGCAGCTTCTACTGGTAATGCCAGTGGTAGTACTGAGTCAGCACCTAAGAAGATCTACCGACGCGCAGACATTATTAACCTTATGAGAAACGACCCTGATCGCTATGCTGCTCTACAACCAGAAATTATGAAGGCATACGCAGAGAAACGGGTCAGATAACATATCTTAGGAGATATTTATTATGACTGATTCTACATATCCCGCAACTGGCGGGTTCGTTGACAACACTAGCGCAGCTACTTTTATTCCAGAAATCTGGAGTGACGAGATTGTTGCTGCATACCAGAAGAACCTCGTCTTGGCTAACTTGGTCAAGAAGATGTCTATGGCTGGCAAGAAAGGCGACACCATCCATGTGCCTAAGCCTGTTCGTGGTGACGCTCACGCTAAAGCTGAGAACACTGCTGTAACGGTTCAGAACGCTACGGAAGGCGAAGTGCAAATCTCTATTGACAAGCACTTTGAGTACTCTCGTCTGATCGAAGACATCACGGACGTACAGGCTCTTAGCTCACTGCGTCAGTTCTACACGGAAGATGCTGGCTACGCTTTGGCGAAGCAAGTTGACACCGACCTGCACAGCTTGGCTACTGGCCTTGGCGCTTCCGGTACGTCTTCTACGACTTACCTCAACAACGGCGGTACGTTCTTCGCAGACGCTACCAACGGTTTGTCTACCTACACGGCTGACACGGTTGTTCCTGCTGACGTATTCACTGATGCTGCCTTCCGTGGTCTGATCCAGAAGCTAGACGATGCTGATGTTCCTATGGAGAACCGCTGCTTTGTCATTCCTCCTTCAGTTCGCAACACCATCATGGGTATTGATCGTTACGTTAGCTCTGACTTCGTAAACAACGGTCAAGTCACCAATGGTCAAATTGGTCAACTGTACGGCATTGACGTATTTGTTAGCACCAACTGCCCTGTTGTTGAAACTGCTGCTGCTAACTCTGCTTCTTCTGTAGACTCTCTGGGCGCTCTGTTGTTCCAGAAGGATGCAATTGTAATGGCTGAACAACTGGGAGTTCGCTCACAGACTCAGTACAAGCAAGAGTTCTTGGCTAACCTGTTTACTTCAGATACTCTGTATGGTGTTTCCGTACTGCGTCCTGAGTCAGGTGTCACCTTGGTTGTTCCTAAGTAACAATCATTTAGCTGGGGGCTGCTACGGTGGCCCCTTAGCTTTATCTTTAAGGAGTGTATTATGTGGCAAGCATTGATTAGCCCTATAGCTAACTTAGCTGGTACCTTCCTTAAAAATAAAGCTGCTGAAAAGCAAGCTGTCCATGAGTCCAAGATGCGTAAGATTAATGCTGACGCAGACTGGGAAACTCAACAAGCCGCTGCATCACAGTCCTCTTGGAAGGACGAATGGTTTGCAGTTATATTGAGTTTACCTTTAATTGGAGCCTTCATCCCTGATATGGTTCCCTATGTACAACAAGGGTTTGCCGTATTGTCTACTATGCCTGACTACTACAAAGCATTCTTAGGTGGCGCTATTGCTGCCAGCTTTGGCATTAAAACTTTATCTAGCTGGGGCAAATAATGCAAATAAGTTTGTCTGACTTAGTATTAGATCAAGATGCAATAGATCGCCTAGCAAGTGGGGATACGTACTTTGGCCCACGCACGCCGTTTACTGATTGGCAACAAGCAGCTAGTGATTTAGCTAGAGAGTCTGAAGAAGAAGTAGCTGAACGTGCTATAGAGTTATATAGTGAAGTAGATCCCGGCAGAGGCAGGGCTATGGGAGGCTCTACTGCTGACCTAGCTTTTAGAGAAATTGTACAAGAGCCTTCTGCTGAATCATGGATGGAAGTCTACGAAAGAGAAGGGCTGTCTCCATATAAACTTGATCCTGAAACAGGTGAAAAGTTTTACATAAACACTCCACCGGGAGTTAACTTAGTTGACTTGCTAGAAGGTGAAGACAAGCAAGAATACTTAGACCTACTACAGAAGCAAGACTTTGAAGTACGTGCTTCTGATAGAACTTATAATGTAGAGACAGGTGTGGGAGGCATAGGCGCAGGTGACTATGGCACTGTCATTAGACCACCTGAAGTAAGTGGGGCTGACAGGCTTACAGCAATCGCTGCTCCTCTACTTGCTTCTGCAATGTTAGGGCCACTAGCAGGAAAATTAACTGCGGCAGCAGGTGCTACAGGAGCAACAGGAACTGCGCTTACAAACGCTTTAACAGGAGCTGCTTCAGCAAGTCTTACAGGCGGCGATCCTGTAGATGCTGCTCTTATAGCAGGGCTTGGTTCTTTAATCACACCTGAAATATCTTCTGTAAAAGAAGGAGTTATAGAAACAACAACTTCTCCTACAAGTATAACTTCTTCAGAAATACCTTCTGATATATTATCTTTTCAAGCTGATATACCAGATATTTCTACAAGAGGCTTGCTAGAAGGCTACACTCCTTTTAGCGATCCTTTACAAGCAGCTATTTTAGACCCTTCTGTTAGTACTACTTTTGCTGACCCTTTAAGAGCAGCTATAGCAGGTAAAGGCGATTTAGCACAATATGGAACTTTAGAAGATATAGCTACGGCTCGTTCTGCTTTTACTCCAGAACTTGATATAGCTTCTCCTGCGACTTTAACACCTACTGGAGGACTTAGAGAAAATTTAACTAGAGAAGGTTTTTCCGTTACAGGGCCAGCTACATCTCCTGATATATTTCTTGAACTTACTACAGACGTTTCTCCTTATGAGTATACGCCCAGTAGACGAGAAGTAACGCTAAGAGAGCAAGATCCTAGACCTGTAGTTCAACCTCCACAACCTCCGACACAAACACCCGGAGGTGGTGGTGGAGCGCCTAGTGCAGCAGCATCAGCACCTACAACTACAACAGTAACTGCACCAGCAGCCCCTAGTGCAACTATAACACCTAGCGTTCAGCCTCCTACGTTTACTGCGCCGGGATCAGTTACTAGCTCTTTGTTTTCTAATTTTGTTCCTGCATTAGCAGCAGCAGCGGTCTCAGAGCCAGCACAACAGCCTACAGTAGCTCCTCCAGTTACACCTGTGGCTACTACTGCTCCTACTCCTGAGCCTACGCCTCCTACAACTACGGAGCCTACAGACATACTGGAGGACACTACTGTTGAGGACACTACTGCACAAGTAGAAGCAGAAGCACAGGCACAAGCAGAAGCTCAGGAAGCTAGAGAAGCTCAGGAAGCTAGAGAAGCTCAGGAAGCTAGAGAAGCTGAAGCAGCACGTTTAGCTGAAGAAGCTAGGAAAGCAGCAGAAGCTAGAGCAGCCGCTGAAGCTAAAGCGGCAGCAGAAAAAGAAGCTATTGCACAAGCAGAAGCTAGAGCAGAAGCGGCTGAAGCACGTTTAGCGGAGCAACAAGCACAGGCTGAAGCTAACGCAGCGGCTGCTGAAGCTACTAGGGCAGCGGAAGCACAAGCCCAAGCAGATGCTTTAGCGGAAGCTGTAGCAGCAGGACAAGCCCTTGGTGAAGCTAAGTACGGTGAAGGACTAGGGACAGGTAGAGGTCAAGGTGCAGGGGCTGGTTTAGGACTAGGGTTAGGCGTAGGTCTTCTTGGTCAAATGTTAGGCCAAGGCACTGGAGTTAGATTACCAGACTTTGAGGATTATCAGTTTAGGAAGACATATCAAGCACCTGAGCTACTAGAGTTAGCACCACAGTACGAGGCTTACCAAGCTCCTGCTGCTTATGACCCACAAGCTAACTATGCTCAAACAATAGCGGATGAGATACGTAATCTTACGTCCTTCCCGGCATTGTCTCAAGACCAAGTGCAAAACAGGCTGGGTTTATTTAACGATGCTTTACTACAAGAAGCAGTTATGCAAAATTTATACGGAGCAGGCGGTAGATGAGTACCACATATTTGAATATAGTCAACGAGGTACTGCGTAGGCTACGGGAAGATGAAGTATCCAGTGTAACACAGAACACCTACAGCAAGATGGTAGGTGACTTTGTTAATGATGCCAAGCAAATAGTGGAAGACTCCCATGATTGGTCTGCACTACGGACAACTATTGTAGTTCCTACTGTAGCAGACACTACAGAGTACAGCCTAACTAATGCTGGAGAACGTGTAAAAGTGTACAGTGTCATCAACGACACCTCTAACTTTTTTATGCGTTATGAGTCACCTAACTGGTTTAACAACGCTTACTACATCTCCGGTGAAGTCACAGGCACTCCTGACTCCTATACCTTTAGTGGTATTGACAGTAACAGTGATACTAAAGTAAGAGTATACCCTAAGCCATCAGGTGTATTTAACATGCGCTTTGACCTGATTGCTAGAGAAGCTGAACTGTCTGGAGATGCAGACACTACAGTGTTACCTAAGAATGCTATTGTCCACAACGCTGTGGCTTTGTTGGCTAGAGAGCGTGGTGAAACTGGTGGTACTACAGCACAAGATTACTTCTTGATTGCTGATAAGCACTTGTCTGATGCTGTTGCATTGGATGCTTACAAGAACCCTGAAGAATTTATTTACACGGTTCCATAATGGCTCAAGAAAGACAGAACATATACATTGCTGCTCCGGGCTTTAAGGGTCTTAATACACAAGACGCTCCTGTGGCTCAGGATGCGTCCTTTGCGTCTATTGCTGAAAACATGGTAGTAGACAAGTACGGACGTATTGGCGCTAGACAGGGCTTAGATAAGCTCACAAGCAGTGCTACGCCATTGGGGTCTAGCCTTGGCATTGAGACTATCTTTGAGTACGTAGATCACAGTGGTGACATCGTAGTGTTCTCTACTGGTAACAATAAGGTGTTTACTGGTACGACTACATTGACTGATGTTACTCCCGGCAGCTACACAGTCAGCGCAAACAACTGGAAGATTATAAACTTTAACGACCATGCTTACTTCTTCCAACGTGGACAAGAGCCTCTTATCTACACTGACCACGGAGGCAGTGGAGTATTAGAGAAGTTTAGTGACCATAGCCATGCTACAGGCACACCACCACAAGCCAATGAAGCTCTAGCAGCCTTTGGTCGTGTATGGGCTGCTGACGTTACTGGTAACAAGCATACTTTGTACTGGTCTGACTTATTGTCTGGACACGCTTGGTCAGGAGGTTCTTCAGGTTCTTTAGACGTTACAACGGTGTGGCCTACAGGACACGATGAGATTGTAGCCTTAGCAGAGTTTAACGACTTCTTAGTTATCTTTGGCAAGCGTAGTATTCTATTGTACTCTGGTGCAAGCTCACCGTCCTCAATGGTGTTAGCAGACGCTATTACAAACATTGGATGTATTGCTAGAGACACTGTGCAGTCCACAGGTACAGACTTGATCTTCCTGTCCGACACTGGTGTACGTAGCTTAGGCAGAGTTATACAAGAAAAGTCTAATCCTATTGGTGACGTATCTAAGAATGTACGTGACGAGATGATGTTCACTGCTAATACACAGACTAACAACATTAAGTCTGTTTACAGTCCAGAGCATTCTTTCTACCTGTTGTTCTTACCTACAAGCTCTATTGTTTACTGCTTTGATATGCGAGGTAAGCTAGAGGACGGCAGTAACCGGGTGACTACTTGGCCTAGCACTAAGATCCTATGTGGCAATAGAGCAGCAGATGGTACACTGTACTTAGGTAATGTCAAAGGTATCAATAAGTACAACGGATATTTAGATGACACTGATACCTACACAATGCGTTACTACACTAACCCGTTGTCTTTTGGTGACGCTAGTAGACTGAAGATTCTAAAAGAGATTAACTTTACAGTTATTGGTGGTCAAGGCGCACCAGTAACAGTTAACTGGGGATATGACTACACTGAAGGATACACAAAGCAAGCTGTAACTGTAGCCAACGCTAGTATCGCTGAGTATGGATTATCTGAGTACAACGTAAGCACATCAGAATACAGTGCTACAATTATTATTGACACGGCTAAAGCTAAAGCAACTGGATCTGGCAGAGTAGCCACTATTGGTTTGGACTGTACAATTAACGAAAGATCACTGTCCATACAAGAAGTAAACATTGAAGCACTTATAGGTAGATTAATCTAATGACGAACTATACGAAAACTACTGACTTTGCAGCAAAGGATTCTCTACCTTCAGGTAACGCTGCTAAGATTGTAAAAGGCTCTGAGATTGATACAGAGTTTAATAACATTGCAACTGCATCAGCAACTAAAGCAAACGCTAATGATGCTGTCTTAACTGGCACGACTACTGCTCAGACACTGGACATCTCAGGTAATGTTGATGTTGATGGTACTCTGGAAACTGATGCACTGTCCCTTAATGGAGTTACAGTAACCAGTACTGCTGCTGAACTAAACTACGTCGATGGTGTTACATCCAATATCCAGACACAGTTAGACACTAAGGCTCCGCTTGCTAGTCCTACGTTTACTGGGACTGTTACTGTTCCGGGTCTAACGACTACAGCAAATGTGTTGTTTGGCGACAACGACAAGGCTATCTTTGGTGCTGGCTCTGACCTACAAATCTACCACGATGGGTTTAACAGTTACATTGATGAGAGTGGTAACGGCGACCTGCGCATTCGGTCGGGCAATGTTTTCTTAGATAAGTATACCGGCGAAACAATGCTTCATGCTGACGCAGACGGTGCAGTAACTGCTTATTACGACAACGCAGCCAAACTAGCCACAACCTCCACAGGCATTGACGTAACTGGAGTTATCACTACAGACGGTATGACTACCTCTGCTGACATAAACTTTGGCGACAACGACAAGGCTATCTTTGGCGCTGGCTCTGACCTGTCCATCTACAGCGACGGAACACAGAGTTTTATTCAAGAAGATGGCCCCGGTGCTTTGTATATTCAGGGGACGCATCTAAATTTTAATAATGCCGCAGGAAACGCATCGTACATTACCGCTGTTGATGGCGGGGCGGTTACTTTGTTTAGCGGAGGTTCAGCCAAACTAGCCACAACCTCCACAGGCATCGACGTAACTGGCAGCGTGACTGCTGATGGCTTGACTGTGAGTAACTCCAGTTTGCAAGTGAAACTGGAGGAATTAGATGGCACATATAATCCCAGATTAGTTACCTACTTTGACTCAAGCGGAACGCATTTGCAGCACACTTGGAGTTCTGGGGCTGATAGTTTATTTCTTGAGTCTGGGGGTTCAGAAGGCTCCGGCACTAAAGCACTTGGTATTCAAGGCGGAGACATCAGCTTCTACGAAGACACAGGCACAACGCCTAAGTTGTTCTGGGATGCTTCTACGGAACGGTTAGGTCTTGGCACTACTTCGCCTATTTCTTTGCTTCAATTATTAGGGTCGCCTGTAGCAACATCAGGTGCGTTGGCTACATTTAGAAACGCAGATGCAACTTCAAGCAACACTTCTTTTGGTGGTGTTTTATTTAACTCATCGCCGGGCACTGATTACTCAATAGGGAAATCTAATGTCAACTCTGTTACTACGTTAAGTTTCCGGAATGCTAACACCGGCGCTTCCTATATGGACATAGACTCATCAGGCAATGTTGGTATTGGTACTACAAGCGCCTATGGCACGAATGTATTAAACGTAAACGGTGGTATTGCTATTGACGGTCGCAATGCTTCTACTCCGGGCCTTTGTGAAAAAGGCGATGTAGATACAGGTATTTTTTGGCCTGCGGCTAACTCGCTCTCTGTTACAACTGGCGGCACAGAACGTTTCAATATTGATTCATCAGGCAACGTCACTGTTAAAGCAGCAGGCGAGCTACGAATCCGTGACGATGGCACCTTCATCAAAGAAGACCAAGGCTTGCAAATTGGTAACACAAGTGGCACTGGCACGACGAGACCAATACGTTTCTTCACTGAAAGCGCAGAACGTATGCGTATTGATTCTGGCGGAGGTATCAACAAAGTCGCTGGCTCTGGCGCAACGCTACCAGCCATTGCTGCTGGGCTTCTTGCAGGAGAGTTCAAAGGCTCGGCAGACAGTTCTGTCACAAACGATAGTGGTTTTTTAAGGCTATCAGCAGGCGGTGGTACAACAGTCGGGGTCAAGGCCGGAATCGACATCTTCCGTGGTTCAACTGACGGTTCATTGATACGGATGTTCACCAGCGGCAGTGAGGCTTTGCGTGTTGATTCGTCACGCCAACTTCTCATAGGTTGCACAGGTCAAACTGGAGATGCGCCAAGCTCAGATGGGTTTCTCTTTCAGCAAATTGGTAATGTCAAAATAAGGGTTAACTCTGATGGACAGGTGTGTCAGCAGTACTATAGCCCCACAGGAGGCACAAGTGGCCCTGTAGGAAGTATTACTGTCAACGCTTCCTCTACAGCATTTAACACATCATCAGACCAACGTCTCAAGGAAAACATTGCAGACGCTGATGATGCTGGAAGCAAAGTAGATGCCATTCAAGTACGCCAGTTTGACTGGATAGCTAATGGCTCTCACCAAGACTACGGCATGGTTGCACAGGAGCTACAAAGCGTTGCACCTGAAGCTGTCAGTGGAGACGCTGACTCAGATGAAATGATGGCTGTGGACTACTCAAAGCTAGTCCCAATGCTTGTTAAGGAAATACAATCACTACGTGCAAGGGTTGCACAACTGGAGAATAACTAATGGCTACATGGACTATCGCACAACTTGAACGCAACACTGCTGACGGTGGCGTTATCGTCGCACACTGGCGGGTTACTGAATCTGAAACTGTGGGAGAGGATACATACACTGCTTCCTCCTATGGAACCTGTGGGTTCACCCCAGACCCTTCTGCCTCTGACTACATTGCTTACGCAGACCTAACGGAAGCTGATGTTATTGGCTGGTGTCAGGATGAGTTAGATCAAGAAGGTATTGAAGCATCACTGACAGCTAACATTGAAGAACAAAAGAATCCTACAACTGCTGATGGAGTACCTTGGTAATGCCATACGTAATTGACTTTTTCAACATTGTTACTGCTTTAGTTGCCCTAGCGTCAGCTATCTCAGCAGTAACTGAAACACCTAAAGATGATGAGCTAGTAGCTAAGGCATACAAGATACTAGACATGATTGCACTAAACGTAGGTAAGGCGAAAGACTGATGAAGCAAGATCAGACGCAAACACTTGACTTAGCTCTGGAAGCACTAGAGAAGATAGCTCAACATGAGAAAGAATGTGGTGAGCGTTGGGGTGAAGCTACTGCTGAACTTCGACAGCTTAAAGAACTAGCTGCTGCCCATGCGTTAAAGTGGGAACGTCTGGCTTGGCTTGTTGTTACTGTTGTGGTAACAGGTGCAGCCTCCGTGATAACAACAGTATTGACATAGAGAGAATATAAAGATGGGATATGGAGCATTTATTAATCAGCCTGTTAGTGGGGGAGGAGTACTAGATATTAGTGCAAACCCCGCTGCTTTTGATGCTGCTTTAGGAAATCAAAGCATTGTTTCAGCAACTCCGGGTGTTCAAGGAGGATTTTTTGGTAATCTCTTGGACACTCTAACGGGCAGTGACTTAATCCAGACAGGGCTTAGTGCTGCTGCTTTACAGGATCAAATGTCTAGGTTATCTGGCATAGGATCTGGTTTAGCTGCTGGGGCTAGAGAGATAGGCCAAGAAGCACAAGCTGCTAGTGCCTTTAGACCCTTCACAGTATCCACAGGCTTTGGTGGTGTAACTACTACCCCTGAAGGAGGCTTTGCTACTGCTTTATCTCCACAGCAAGCTGCACAACAACAGCAGCTACAAGCTCTCACAGGGGGCTTATTAGGCGGTATGGGTGCAGTAGCACCAGATGTATCAGGTATACAGCAACAAGCCTTACAGGGCGTTGGAGGCGCTCTCACAGGGGCTATGGCTCCTATGGGTGCTAGAGAAGCTGATGTCTATGAGCGCATTAGAGCTACACAAAGACCTGAAGAACAACGTCAACAGCTTGCATTGGAAGAACGCCTAGCTGCACAAGGGCGTACAGGTCTACGTACAGCACAGTTTGGTGGTTCTCCTGAGCAGTTTGCTTTAGCGCAAGCACAGGAAGAAGCTAAAAATAGAGCAGCATTGGCAGCGTTAGGTCAAGCACAAGCAGAGCAACAGCAACAGCTAGGACTTGCACAAGGTCTCTTTGGTCTAGGATCAGGCGCTGCTGCATTACCTGCTTCACTACAGCAAGCACAATTAGGCAACATTGGTGCTGCTTTAGGGTTACAATACCTGCCTGAACAACAACTATTAAGCGCTCTTGATCCTGCTGTTAACCTTGCTAACATTGCTGGCACAGGTCAGCGACAGGGTGCTGGTTATCTTGCACAAGCAGGTACTACAGGTCTTGAGGCATTAGGTCAAACTGAGATTGCTAGAGCTAACTTACTAAGAGACTTGTACAGTGGTCTGTTAGCTCAACAAACAAGTGCAGAGACAGGTGAACGACAAGAGAGCATTGCTGGTGGTTTGTTTGGTGACTTAATCTCAGGCATTGGCAGTATCTTTGGAGGACAATAAGTAATGGCTATTAAATTATCACAAGGGCTATTGTCTAGCTTAGGCGGTGCAGGAGGTGCTCAACAACCTTCTAGGCAACCTATGGGTTCAGGATTGTTACAGCCTGCTATGTCTTCTAATCCTTTAGTTAACACTCTTGTTAGAAGTATTGGACAAGCTCGTGGCATGGACATGAGAACTCCGCAGGAGCGTTTAGGCGCACTTGTCAGTAAAGGTACGGGCACTTTTGAAGAAAAGATGCAAGTTGCTCAAGAGTTAGCTAAGACTGATCCTGTACGTGGCTTACAGCTTATGGAGTCTTTTAAGGCTGAAGAAGCTAAAAAGCAACTTAAAGCTGCTGACAGTGAAAGACAGCAAAGATTTAGAACATCTCTAATTCGTCGTAATGAAGCTATTGGCGGTAGTGAAGAACGCTCCGCTACTATTGCTGATGCTACTCCTGAGATGCTTCTGGAGATACGTAAGGAAATTCTTTCAGATGAACGCGAAGCTGCTGTAAAGAACAGAGGAAAACAAGGAAGGTTTGCTGTAGGTAGAGCAGCAGGGCTTACTGAAGATCAGATTAAACAGTACAGCGGTTTAGATGATAAACAGTTTGCTGATGTTATCTCAGCACAAGAAGCTGATGATGTTATGATGAAGGATGCTCAAGGAAACTTGGCTACTTATCGTGTTAATAAGTTTAGCATGGTTAATGTAGTAGATCCTGAAACAGGTGTCAATAGATGGGCTAGGCCAGAAGACTTAGGTTTACTACAGGCTCCTAAAGAAACTAGAGCATTGAACCAAGCTGGTGAACTAAGCTCTGCATTAACTAAAGCAGGAGTTACTTCTTTTGTAGACTTGACTGACCAAGCTAGATCAGCTAACAGCACCTTAGTAACAAATGAAGAAGGTAGAAAGATACTTGACGAAGGTGTGTTTGTAGGGTCTTTACTTGCTGCGCCAGTTAATGAAGTTCTTTTGGTAGCTAAGGCGTTTGGCGCTGAAGGTGAAGCCGTTGAAAACGCTGCAAATGCTCAACGCTTTATGGCAACTAGGGTTGTAGAAATAGGTAACGCTATTAAGATGTTTGGTTCAGGTACAGGCTTGTCAGATAAAGACGCTGCTTTAGCTGCATCAGCAGCCGCTGGTAAGATGGACTTAACTGAAGAAAACATTAGAGAACTTATGAGAATATCTGATGAAGCTGCGCGTAAGAAGCTGGCTATACACAAGCAAGTGTACGACAGCTATGCTGAAACTGCTACTCCTTCATCCTTAGCAGCCTTTAAGGTGGAGCCTTTTGCTCCTACTGGGCCAATATCTCTTAATCCTACAGCAGCAGGGTTTATCCCGCAATAAGGTTAGACAATGGCTTACACACAAGCACAGTTAGAGCAGGGTATTAAAAACGCTATTGCAGCGGGAGATAATCAATCTGCAAATGAGATTGCAGACCTGCTGGATGCTCAGTTTCCTAATAGACAGCCTTTAGCACCTGTAACTGACATAACTCCACAACCTGAGTCTACTCTGCTAGAAAGAGCCGGTGAAGTACTGCAGCGCAGAGGCGCAGGCATAGAAGAAACTTTAGCTAGGCCACTAGCCCTAGGATTACCTCAAGAAGGTGCTTTAGGTGTTGGCGAGAAACTTGTCAGGACTCTAGGGGATGTAGCAGGAGGTGTAGGTGAGATAGCTGGTGATGCTATTATGACAGGCATCTCCTACTTAACTCCTGATTTAGCTAAAGAAGCAGTAGATGATGCTTTTAATTATGTGGCACAAACTGAAGCTGGTAAAGAAGGACTTAGATTAGCTACTTTATCAGCAGATAAGTACAAAGCATGGGCTGACGCTAACCCGGATGATGCTAAGTTACTTGAGTCTTACTTTAACATAGGAGCCTTGATAGCTCCCCCTACTAAAATTAAAGCTCCTGTTTTAGATGTCGCTGAGACTTTAGAAGACACAGGTGGCAATCTAATTAAAAATGGCAGAAGTAAGATTAGAGGTGAAGAAAGAGAACTTATAACAGCTATGTTAGAGCCTGATGCTAAACATCTTACAGGAGAAGACTTTGATGTTACTGAGATTACACAGAAGATAACTTATAACCCACAAAGCCCTTACACTCAAGAAACTATTGACATAGTTACTGACAGTGGCATTGTTAAGCCCAAGAAAACTTATACTTATAACTCTAAGAAACTAGGGGAAGCTGCTAAAAGAGAAAGAAACATTCTGGAGGCTAGATTAGCTAAAGAAGATGTTATCTTGAATAAAGCTAATGTCCTAAGAGAAATAGAGACTAAAGCTCAACAGTTTCTTGATGAAGCTCAAAGAACTATAGGGGACGAAACTAAACTCAAGCAGGTTAACTCAATCTTTGGAGAAGCAGTTAGACAGATCCAGAACAGTGATGGTAGCCTGTTAGGGTTATTAGAGGCTAGGCGAGGCGTAGATAAGTTTACAAGATCCTTTGATGGTAAAGTAGACTTCACTACACAAAACTCTTTAGCTACAGCTTCTAGGGCAGTACGTAACGCTATGAATGAGATATTAGAAAGAGAAGCTAAAAACACTGAAGTAGCTAGAAGTTTAAGAAAACAGGCGGCTTTTTTAGACGCTGCTAGAATAGTAAATAAAAAAATTAGTAGAGATGGCAGACATGCTGTAACTAGGCTAGGTAAAGTAATTGGTAATTATTTACCAAGAACTCCTTTAGCTCTAGCAGCTACCGCTAGTACAGGAGCAGGGTTTTTAGCTACTGGATGGCCCCTGCTTGCGTCAGGATTGGCGGCTACTTTGATATATGGCGGGGGCAAGGCTGCTCTATCAGGGCAGTCTAGGGAGCTTCTAGGTAAGATAATTGCTGACACAGGCACAGCCATTAAGAAGGCTGAGAAGATGGGACACTTAGATGCTGTAGAGCAAATGAAGGCAGATAGATTAGTTCTTGTGTCTTTGTTAAATGAAAGTCCAACAGAAGAACCAGAAGACTGAGACAAAGGGGGCATTGCGCCCCCAAGTCTTCCTGTCAAGCTACATTAGAAAACTTAACCTTCCCTACATCCCCACGTAGCCCAGCCTTCATGTAGGTAGTAGCTCTGCCTTCAAAGAAGTTCTGATGCTCTACACCTAACACATCGTCCAGCCAGTTCAGTGGGTTCTCTTTGACATTGTAGTTAGTCTTGAGTCCTAACTGTAGCAGCCTACGGTCAGCAATGTACCTGATGTACTGTTGCATCTCCTTCTTGGTCAAGCCCGGTATGTCACCTTGCTCAAACACCAAGTCCAAGAACCTATCCTCTAGGTCAACCATCTCACGACATGCCTGATAGATTTCAGCTTTGAAGTCATCAGTCCACAAGTCTATGTTCTCCTGAATAAACTCCCTGAATAGCTTTGTCATTGCCTCTACGTGCATGGACTCGTCACGTATGCTGTACGTAATGATCTGCCCCATGCCCTTCATCT